TAATGTACCGGGTGCGGCAATGTAGCCTTTAACTGATTCAAACATTGTATCAGTGTGACCAATGTCTTGTAATGGTGGTACTGCATCAGGGGCGGCGCCTTGACCTGTATTCAAGTTAACTCTGCTACCATTAATATAGCAAGTGCCACCTGCATTAAAACTACCCTCTCCACCTGACTGGAAGCTCATCGTCCCGCCTACTTTGAGGTTATACTTACCTGAGGTTTCTATCTTGTAATCAGTTCCAACTTTATGACTTGTACTCTTTTCAGACTGAATAGTAATATCTTCAGCCTTGATGTTTAATTTTTTCTTAGCGTGAATGTTGATGTTAGTATCGGCGTGGAAGTTGATATCACCTTGAGTTCTGACGTTAAAACTGTTCGTACAGAACATATCAATGGTGCCTTCTTTGCCCATCTCAATCCATGATTGACCGTTTCCGTGAATGATGAATATTGTTTGTCCATCATCACTCATTAATATTTGATGACCTGATGATGAACGCATACGCACTAGTTGATCTCTACCAACTAAATCTCCATCATCCATTACAAATGAATGTCCACCTCTACGTGAAATCACTGTCATACCGGCAGAGTCTTTACCAGACTGTGCGGCTTGTACAATACTAGCATCCGTATATCCGCCGGCAAAGATTGGACGACCGGGTGAGCTTACACCCCAACCAACTCTACTAGGACTTTCTCGTTGTGCGCTAGTGGTTATAGTGCCTCTTAGAGGATCACGTATCAAACCTTGTTTGAATAAGATAGACGCTATATAACTGTGTACTGGTTTTGGTTCGTCTAGAAAATTGTTTCCATCTGCAACTGCAGGATTGTTAGAATTTATGTTAGTTACAGGAAGTTGTTCTGCACCGCCATAGCTTTGTGCTTCACTATTGTTATTCGTAATAATGTTTTGACTTGAGCCGATTGCAGGTACCATGTGCAATGCTTCAGGTTTAGGCACACAACCTATCCAAAAGCCATAGTTTGGATCACCGTTGATGAATATACAGATAACAGTAGTACCTAAGTCGGGAGGACTATTCCACATACCATAGCTTGCAGGATTAGCCGCAAAGTCCCCGTCACCTGTTTCTCCTGCCGTAGGTTCTACTGAACCATAGAACGGAGTCATATAGGATACAGTTACCCATCCATCCGGGCTATCCGGATCATCACTACCTAATTCAGTTACATATACTTGTAATCTGCCTGCTCTTGTAGGATCAACGTTATTTTTAACAACTCCAAATACAGGTACACTTCGAATGACACCACCGCCGGCGTCTGGTTTACTTGCTTTCGAGGCGCCGGCTGGCTTAATAATATCTTCAGCCATCGTTATCTCCTATCTCAGTAGGTGTGGTTAATCCAGCAGATGCACCAGGAGATAATTTTGGATCTGATGATAATCCCACCGGTGGTGGGTATCTGGATGCTAAACTTTCAGTTTCTCTTGTGTTATCTGCTGCCGTTTCGGCAGATGCTCTATCAGCTCTATCACGTTCTCTTTGCTGTAATACTGTAGTTTCTTGAGATTCAGCAAAGGTGTTTAGTGATAATTCTAATTCTTGTGTAAACTTACCACCTCTAAAATTATGCTTAATAGTAGTTACTTGATAGCTTATTGCGCCATTCAATTTCTTAGCAATTGATACAGGATAATCCCAAAATAACACATCTTGATTTATTTCCATCAATCCTATTTCATTATCATAATCCATTGCTTCTACAAATTTTATTTCAATGAACACTTGACCTGCTTTAAAATCTACTGTGTATCCATCTGCTCCGTAGAATGATTTGTCTATTTCAGTGCCAGTTGGTACTTCATTTGCTAACCAGTCAGGGTCACCTAATATTTCTATCTTTGCTTTAGCCCAATCACCACCATTTAAATCAGTAGTTACACTATTCTGTGCCTCTTTACCTACACCAATTTTGCCTAGTCTGTCACTGGGTTGAACTTTACTAGTCGCAATAGGAACTTGTGCGTTTCCACCAGTTGCAGTACTAGATGCATCACCTGCACCTAATGCTACACTAAAATAAGCGTTATCTAATGATTGTTCGTATCGTATGATTTCTGAATTTTTACCAGTCCACCAATATTCATATCGTTTTACTCCACCATAGTATGGAGTTGTTTTATCTGCATATGCCGACTTTAGTACAGGTATTTCATAAGTTCTTATTTGATATTCGATATCAAATGTCCAATCTTTGACTATAGTGTCAAACTTAATATTAGATACTACGGGCGCAATATTGAACCATTTCAATCTCTTATTGCTATCAATCTTTTCTGCTTCTTGTGTTTCACTTTTAGCGTCAGGTTGTTCATCGGTTTCATAAACAGCTTTCAGACCATTGACCAAATAATCACTCTGAGTGATTATGTTAGTAATAGCCTGTGTGATTGGGGTGTCTTTGGCAATAGACACAGTTCTTTCATTATTGTTAGGTTGTGCCCTGGTGGCTAAACTTGGATTAACAGTAGTTTTATCAGTAGGTTTTCCCATTGGCCATTTTTGCTTACTCAAGTCAGCAGAACTAACAATTGAAGATTTAGCTATAGATTCAGCATCCCCCAAATAGGTGACACTATATTTGTTTGCAAATTCACGTTTTTTAGCTTTTACATCACCTTCTTGGTCAGATGTTATTTTATTCATCATCTGATTTAATATTTGCTCAACTGTATTGCCAACCAATTGAGGAGCACCTTTATCGATGACACCTCTCTTTTGTCCAAATGCTGCCTGCAACTCTACTGAGGCAGCATTGATGTTATAAATTACGCTCTTACCATCTAACTTAAACCCAATTTTAGTTATATTAATATTATAGTATCTTTGGAATGTCGGATCCGGTACGTTTGCTATTGGAAACTGTGTAATCAAGTTACCCTGAGCATCATATCCTAAAAACTTTACACCTAACACAAAAAATTGTCTGCTAGCATTAGTACTATCTTTGAAGTTGGCTGCATTAGAATATCGTTCTAGTGCTTCTTTAGCTCTTTTTAAATTAGTTATAAATCTAAATCCATACTGTTCAACAATCGTAAAATCCAGCGTTGTATTAATTGTAGGAGATTGTGTAGAAGAATCACTGACCGCAGATACTATTCTCAAGTTATCAATGAAGTAATCGTATTCAAATCCCGGTGCTCTAAGTGCAGGATTGTTGATGCCACCACTTTGTGCCACTAGATATGCGCCACCTACGCCGGCGCCGGCTGCTTCGTTGCCTGTTCCATTAAACTGAGTAATGTCTTTTCTACCACTTAGGTTGAATTGCTCAAGTGCGTCAGGGGTTATCATCCATAGTGATAGTTGATATGTGTAACTAGAATAGACGCTCAATGGATTATACGGTCTAGTACCTATTCCAAATTCATTTGAAACACCTGGATCACCTGCTTGTGTAGTTCCTGTGTTTGAAGTTTCCGGATCTGATGTTAACGGCGCAGTTTGTATCGGTGTCTCATCCGCATACATACCCGTGAAGTTACCCATTGCATCATAGATTGGATCTGCCATATTATATACCAAGTACTCTCTTTAGTGTGTCCATTTTAGGAAGATATATTTCTTTACCAGTAATAAAGTCAAAATACGGATCTTTAAGTCTGTTAGGATTTCGTTGAGCAAACACCCACCATAATCTAGCATCGCTATACAAATCGTATGCTAGTAAATCAGGTCTAAATTCATACACAGGTGTGATGGCCCAAAATACATCTGATGCTAATGCAGGTATAGGTCTGTTAGTCATCACATCTAAGAATTTCTTATTAACAATGTCTGTATTTGCATACGGACTTGTTGCAGGATATAGATTGTTTATGCCAGCCATTACCAAATACCTCCGCCTCTAGATGCACCTTTCAACAACTTACCTGAAGCATAATCACGTAGGCTGAAGCTTTGACTTATATCTTGTCTACTTATTATCGGTACAGCACTGATTTGCATTTGTATTTTTGTGGGTACATACGTAGGTTCTACGGTACCAGGGGCATTACCGTTACTTTTTGTCGATGCCCATTGCGGTGGAAGAGGTAGACCCCCTTGACCTATGCCTGAACTTGAGGTTCTTGCGCTAGTAGCATTTTCGGACAAAGAAGTTGCTTTAGCGGTTTCCGCCATATCCCCAAAGTTATCAGTTGAACTGGCACGAATATAATCTACATCATTGGGTAGGTTATAGTTAAAACTAGTAATAGCTAAGGGGTGTTCATTAAATTGAAACTCTCCCAATCCGTTCAGATAACATAATGGCGGGGGTGTTCCGTTTACTGGATCCTGATCGTTTCCATAAAACATCTTTGTTGCTGATTTGAAAAAATGTATGACAGCTAACATATAATTAGCTTCATATGTATCTTGTGCAGTAAAATCGCAGGTGATTGAAATAGATTCAACACTACTGGCTTTGTATTGAAAAATCTTGTAATTACTATGAATAATTTCCGTAGGGTCGTAACTAGCACTATATTGAACTGCTATTTGCGGTGTATACGGGAAGATTACTCCGTCGGTCTTAGTCAATGGTGTTAAGATTCCCGGGTTAGGAGATTTATATAAGTAACCAGCACCCGGTGCGAGTCTAAGAACTACTCGCCAGTCTCGTAATGCGGCGTAGTTGTACTGGTCTTGGGCTGTAGCCTGTTGCCTTGTCTGTGCGATTGATCCTTGTAAGCCGAGTGCCATAATAGTTTTATCCTTATCTATATTTAGCATAAATATTATGGCGCTTTTTTACCTTTTCTCTCCCCTTTTTGTTGCTTTTCCGCAACTTTTGTGTTATTCTACTAACAAAGAACTACAAGGATTCTATGACCATACCCGCAAAAAAACCAGTTAACTATTTGAATAATAAAGACATTCTCAAAGAAATTCATGAAAGCAAATCAACATATTGCTACTTTACTAAACCCGAATATCATCGATATGACTATATCGTAGACATGCCGACTGAGAGTTTAGAAAAGTCATTTGAACATGCTTTTACGTCTGAAGTTATTCAACAAGCAAAAGAAACCAGAGCACATAGATTGTCGATTGAAACCGGATCTACTGTTGATCCTGCTACAGTATCGGCTACAGATTTAGTCTTTAGAATCATGACTTGGGATCACATCCCTGTATCGCAAAAACAACCCAGAAAAACAGTAAAAAAGAAAACTGCCAAAGATATCTTTGAATTTGAAGAAGGTGATCCAGATGAAATCTTTGCAGATTTAGAAGATACAACAACCAAAGATGAAGTTGATGACATGGTTCATGTCAAAGTCAACTTCCCGCCTTTTCAACACTACAAGATTGATGAGAACAATTCATTCTACTGTATAGGAAAAAGTCACTGGACAGGTGGATTAACGAAGGGTCACTTTACCAAAGATCACGGACAGATAACTAACAAGCTTGCTCGTATGTACATTATGATGTGTGAAAAATACGCCATGAAATACAATTGGCGTGGATATACTTACAATGATGAAATGCGTAACAGTGCGATTCTGCAATTAACATACGTAGGATTAAGATTCAATGAAGCAAAATCTGCCAACCCGTTCGCTTATTACACGGCTGCGATTACTAATAGTTTCTGTCGTGTACTGAACACCGAGAAGCGTAACCAAAACATACGGGATGATATTTTAGAGTTGAATGGTCTGAACCCAAGTTGGTCTAGACAGGGAATAGCTTCAGGTTCCCCGGTTTTTGAAGAATGATTCCAATAGTATTGCAATGCAATGCTATTTTTATTACAATATATAAATGAGTAACCTTTTCAAAAAAGCCGCTGTTTTCACCGACATTCATTTCGGTCTAAAGAGTAACAGCATCCAACACAATCAAGACTGTGCCAATTTTGTAGATTGGTTTATTGAAACTGCAAAGAAAGAAGGATGTGAAACATGTTTCTTTCTAGGTGACTACAATCATCACAGAGCTAGTATCAATATACAAACACTACAGTTTGGCTTACAAGCACTGGAGAAGCTAAATGCTAACTTTGATACTGTATATTTTATCCCAGGCAATCACGATCTTTTTTATCGTGACCGTAGGGACATTCATAGTGTTGAGTGGGCTAAACATTTACCAAATGTTAAGATCATCAATGACTTCTTCCAAGAAGGTGAAGTAGTCATTGCGCCATGGCTTATACAAGAAGATTATAAAAAACTTCAAAAGATGAAGGGCAAGTATTTGTTCGGTCATCTTGAGTTGCCTCGCTTCTATATGAATGCTATGGTTGAAATGCCCGATCACGGAGAAATCAGTGAAGAACACATGACTGGTTTTGAGAAAGTGTTCAGTGGACATTTTCACAAACGCCAAAGTCGTAAGAACATTTGGTATGTTGGTAATGCATTTCCTCACAACTATGCAGATGCAGGTGATGATGCACGTGGTATGATGATTTTAGAATGGGGACAAGAACCCACATTCAAATCATGGCCTCGACAACCAATCTATCGTGTATACAAGTTGTCAGAAATTTTAGAGAATCCTGAAGGACATCTATTGATTGATAGTCATGTTCGTGTGCATCTTGATATTGACATTTCATATGAAGAGGCTAACTTCCTGCGTGAAACATTCATTCCCGAGTACAAACTAAGAGAAATGACTTTGATTCCCATCAAAGGAGAAGGCATTGAGCAAGGCCAAAGTGCTGACGGACTCAAATTTGAATCTGTTGACCAAATTGTCATAGACCAAATCAATGCTATTGAGAGTAAAAACTTTGACAAAAAAATTCTGTTAGAAATTTACAATAACCTATGATAAACAAACCGTTCATTTATTCCGTGCGTGAACCTAGATGCGGTGGAACTCACGTAATAGAATTTATAAAAACTTTATACCAACGAGGTACAGGAAGAACATTGGAGTACCATGATACGCATGACATGAACCATATCAGGAATCTCAATAAAGAAATCAAACCCGATCAAAACGTGCATATAATACGTTGTGATAGAAGGAACTTGGTAGAACATTTTTTTAGTTCGAAATTTATTGAGGTAACTCATAATTTCACTAATATCAGATTTAATGAATCAATGAATGACCATCCGTCTCTTATATCAGGACTTGAACAAAAGATAGTTATAAATGAAGAAGAAGTAAAAAGTTATTTGGGTAGTAGAATGAAAACACATTTAAATTTTTTAAAAAATACTAAAAATTTAAACTCTACGACTATCTATTACGAAGACTGGCATAAAAAATTTGACTTACCTAGTCTGGGTTTATATGACATTGCTCTTTTGAACGGAATGCAGTATACTAAAAAATTGCCTGATTATAAAAGAACAGTGTTCGTTAACTATGATGAGGCGGCAAATTGGATAGAAACATACAAGAATGATTACATTAAAATATATAACGCTGAGAAATTTTTTGAGCATTGGACAAGTCACCCAAGCAGTTGACTTTGACAAGAAAGACATTACATTAATTCTAGGTGAAAACTTAGACCTAGGTGGAGACGGCGCTAGAAATGGCACCGGTAAAACCACGTTGATTCAGGGATTAAGTTATGCATTGTTTGGTCAACCAATCAATAACATTCGAAAAGATAACTTAGTTAATCGTACCAATGCTAAAGGTATGATGGTTACTCTTGAATTTAATGTAAACGGCACAAACTATAAAATTGAACGTGGTCGCAAACCCAATGTATTAAAGTTTTATGTTAATGATGTTCAACAGAAAGCATCTGAAGATCAACAGGGTGAAAACAAAGAAACACAAGGTGCAATTGAACGTGTGTTGAATATGACTCCTGAGATGTTCAAACATATTGTTGTGTTGAACACATATAGTGAACCATTTCTTGCACTAAAGAATAACGAACAACGTGAAATCATTGAGCAATTACTCGGTATCACCTTGCTTAGTGAGAAGGCAGAAGTTGTAAAGGAATTGATTCGTCAGAGCAAAGACGACATTCAGCAAGAAGAATTCCGTATCAAAGCAGTTGAAGAAGCTAACAAGCGAGTCAAAGAACAGATTGACGCTATTAAACGCAGACAATCATTGTGGCAACGAAAGCATGATGATGACCTGGCTACTTTAGCTATTGAGTATGATGACCTTAGTAAGATTGACATTGAAGTTGAGTTACAATCACACAAAGATTTAGCTGTTTGGAATACACAAAAACAACAGCATGACACATACAATGCATTGATTGCTCGCCAAACAGCATGGATGCAAAAACAAGACAAGGATATTGCCGCACTCAAAACAAAGATGGATGAGTTGAGCCATATTGATTTTGATGCTGAGTTGCAAGCACACAAAGATTTAGTTATATACAACCAACAAGTTCAGTTAAAGTCAGCATACGATAGTAAAATTGATAGTTTACGCAAAGAGATTACTAAAGAAGGTAAGAACTACGAAAAACTAACAACAGAAATAGAGACATTAAAAGAACACAAATGTTATGCATGCGGTCAAGACTTCCATGACGATCAACACACTACGGTCTTAACCAGTAAGGTCGAGTTGTGGAATGCTAGCAAAAATCATTTGGATGATTTGAAGTTTCAACTTGATGAACTAGTTGCTAATCCTATCATTGTAAACAATAAACCTACAACACATTACAAGACAGAAGCAGAAGCAGTGCGTCAGTCAACCGAAATTGATAACATCAAAAAGCAAATTGACGAGAAATCTAGCGAGAATAACCCCTTCAGTGAACAACTTCTTGATACACCTAGCGTAACTTTAGGTAAGCGCCCATCTACGCATTATGATACTGAAGTAGAAGCAGTTGAACATAGAGCAAAGGTATCAAGTTTATTATCACAAATTGAAGGCAAAGCCGCAGAGTCTGATCCTTATCAAGAACAAATTACAGAAATGGAAGCTCAGGCTTTACAAGAAGTAAAGTTTGATACTATCAATGAAATTACAAAGGCTATGGAACATCAAAAGTTCTTGCTTGACTTGTTGACTAGCAAAGATAGCTTTGTTCGTAAGAAAATTATTGACCAGAACTTGAGTTATCTAAACGCACGACTAACTCACTACCTAGATAAGATAGGTCTACCACACAATGTTGTTTTTAAGAATGACTTACAAGTTGAAATTACTGAATTAGGTCGTGAACTTGATTTTGACAACTTATCACGTGGTGAACGAAACAGACTGATTCTTGGTTTGAGTTTTGCTTTCCGTGATGTTTGGGAGAACTTATATGCTCCAATCAATACACTATTCATTGACGAATTGATTGACAGTGGTCTTGACACAATGGGTGTTGAGAACAGTCTAGCAATTCTCAAAGACATGAGCCGTCGTAGACATAAATCTATATGGCTTGTTTCACACCGTGAAGAACTTGCAGGTCGTGTACCAAACGTTCTAAAGGTTGTGAAGGAAAACGGCTTCACAAGCTACGCTACTGCAACAGACACAGAATAATTTTTCACTGTCTCTGTAAGTACATAAGTAATAATATGCCAAGTCCACAAAAACAAAAAGGTTCCAGTTTCGAGCGTGAAGTTGCTCAGTATCTAAGCAAAACATACGGAGAGTCGTTTATTCGTGCTCCGGGCTCAGGAGCCTATGTGGGCGGTAAGAATCAGTCACGTACAGAGTTCTTGCACGAAGGTCAAATTCGTTCTTTTAAAGGCGATATTGTACCCGGGCAAAGCTTTGTCAAGTTCAATGCAGAATGCAAAAGCTATGCTGATTTTCCCTTTCACTTAGTACTTACAGGAGAGTGTAAGCAACTAAATAGTTGGCTAGATCAACTCATGGCTGTCGCTGAACAAGATGATGTAAACGTACTCTTTATGAAATTTAATCGTAAAGGTAAGTTTATCTGTGTTCAGAGTAAGCTCACGTGGATCACAGATCAATTCTTGTACTACACATCAGAAAAATATGGTGATTGGATCATGATTGAATTCGATCACTTTTGGATTCACAACAAAGACCTCTTTAAAACATATTGCTCAGGCTCATCAGACACCAAGTCAACAATTGAAAATCTAAAAACACAAGATATACTCTCAACCCTAAAATAACCCCCACATTTTGTCATTAAATTTGTTTGGTCGTGGATGCTCGACCCTCCTTGAGATTGTACAGATTGTGCTGTGCCGTCAGATTCTGGAGTAGCAGAAATTAATTTTTCTGGAATACCGAGAGTGCAATCGACAAAGCGAACACTCAACAATTCTATTGATATTTTGTCTTGATTCAATAGAAAGTGCGTTGCCGAAGAATGTTTTAGATCATGGATCACTACATAGCTTCACTACAATCCCATAATACTTTAAAGGGCAACCGGTAGCGGATGTTAGCAAAAATAGGCTGAACACCGGGGAATAGACAACTATGGACGACGGGCATGGCAAGTACCCCTTAACCATTGGTAGTGCTAATTAGCACTACCATGGCTTCTAAGCGGCAATATACTTCCTTATAAGAACAGAATCAAAAGAATAAACAATCTAAATCACAATAACAAACGTAGTACGAACGAAGTGAGTACTAGTGAAGTTATTAGATGTCCGAAGGACATCTTTAAAGATGAGATAGATTGAATCCCTAATTGAGTAAATGAATAGTTACGGATTGAAAAAGAATAAAAAGTTCGGAATTAGAAGAACGGAAGTCCTGATTTCTTTGTAACTTCTAGGTTACTATCTATGAGTTCTTTAAGTTGCTCACGTTCGGATGTGGACATATTCAGAACATCTTCATATGTCGCACCTCCCCTCATGTACCATGCCATAGACATGGCACTTTTCTTTATATCATGAACGGCTTTTTCGTATCCATCCAATAGCTTCTGTATGCCTTCGGAGTCAAGGCGTAGAAGCGTTAGGCGAAAAAATCGCTTGTGTTCAACGTGAATGGTTGGTCATATTCATGTTGGCAATGCACACATTTGATTTTCAATGGTTTGATTTCTGTTGCTGATTTCAAATCTGCATTGTAATCACGGATAGTTACATACGTGTTTTTGTCACAGTTATTCAAGAAATCTAAGATGAAATCTTTGCTGTCTACACGTGCTGTAGGTGTTTCAATGTATTCAATAGCACCAGTTAACAATTTGATAGTCAACTGAGTAACACGTTTTAGTGCTTCTTGACCGCGGACTTTACGAACTTCTTCATCTGGTTCGTTTTCTAACATGATAAACACACGTTGAATTTCAATCTGACCAATACTAGCCTCATTCATTTCTTTATAAGAAAGAGGTCTGAATTTGATCTTCAAGTCGTTTAATACTAGTTCAGTTTCATAATTGCCAGGTCTCATTTGACTTAACATATTAATTAAGTTCAATCCATACTTACCTACATCATGACAGCTAGGACATTCAGATTCAATGTCCATATCGTTGCCACCACCTGCGGCACGAATACCGATAAGCACAGCATCTAAGTCCATACTGTTGATTGCCCATGGATCTTTGATGCTAGGTACGCAACTTTTCATCAACTCTGCCATAGCAGTGCCGTTATACAATGCGTCTGGAGTTTTTGTTGTTATCTCATCGATAGCAGTCATCGGGAAGATAGGTATTTCGCCGTTTTCGGGCATGTTTAGTACACCCGCGGGGTAGTATTTGCCTCCGCTAGGTAGTTTGATATAAACCGCTGGACGACGGAAATACTGCTTTAGTGGGTTGTTGTCTAATGCCATTTGTGTTCCTTTTAAGTTAAAATTGGGTCTTTGCCCAATACTAAATACAAGTATATTTATTTGGCAAAACACTATGGATGAAAATATTCAAGAACTCAAAGAGTCGATGCTTCGGTTAACCGATGTTTTAGGCAATCAGGCCCAGTTACTGGAAAACCAGACTAGGATCATGATGGCTGGCATGAAGCAGGAAGATATTGAGAAACTTAAACTAGAACAAGTTTTTGGTAGAAATACAGCCGCAGTGGATGGTAACACAGGGGCCGTAGATCGTAGCTCACGTGCATACAAAGCCAATTTAGACGCAGCCGAAGAATACAATAAGGCAATGCAAAACTATGCAAGCGCCTTAAAAGGTGGTGCAGACGGTCTAAAGAAAGTATTCAATAACATGATTAGTCAGGATCCTAGCAGATCCATGGCAAAATACAGTGATGGATTGAGTACATTAGGTGATGCAGTAGCCAAGGCAGCAGAAAACTTTGGCACAGTAGGTAAAGTAGTTGGTGCAACGATACAAGGATTTACCAAGATTGCCGGCATGCAAATGCAACAGGCTGATCTATTGCTTAAAGCCAACGATCAATTAGCACAATTTGGAACAGCAGGATCATTTACAACTAAAGAGTTGATGGATATGGCTCATGGAGCCGGCGTAACGTCCAAGAACATGGATACGCTTATTAATCCAATTAAGAGTTTAGGTCCTGCGCTTACAAGTTTGGGTGGTAGTACTGGTGAAGGTGTCAAAGCTTTTGCGGCAATGACTAAGGTCACTAATCAACAACGTGAAGAATTTCAACGTTTAGGTGTTAGTCAAGAACAACTAATTCAGAATCAAGCAGATTATGTAAAACTACAACAAATGTCCGGAAAGACACTCAGTAACGAAGCAAAAGACCGTGCGGCGTTACAGAGAGCAAGTTTAGAATACACAGAAAGTCTAATGACTCTTTCTAGTTTAACCGGACAAGATGTTGAGTCAATAAAAAAGAAACAGCAAGAGGCATCTAGAGCGGTAGAAGCACAGGTTGCTCAGATTAATTTAGAAACTAGAGCAAGAAGATTAGAGGCTGCAGGTAGAACAGAAGAAGCGGCACTTGTAAGAAAAGAAAAAGAAGGCCGCGCCCAAGCTATAAACACATTGGCAGCGTTTGATGATAGCGTCATGAAAGGTGCCCGTGAATTCTTGAGCACCGGTACTTTAGTCAGTGATGAAGCACAAGCACTTGCTAGATTGGGTCTAGTTGACGAATTAAAGAAATTAAAATCAGGTATTGCCGCTGGTGGCGATGCTGAGATGTTAACGGCTCAGTTTCAAGATCAATATAATAAAAAATTAATAGAAGCAACAGAAAAAGTAGGATTTTCTGCATCTAGAGTTCCAGAAATAGCTAAGAACTTTAGCATGAGTGAAAACTCAATGTCACAGGCTGCGGCAAAAAGAAACGATAGTTACGCAAAAGAATTAGAACTATCTCGACAAAAAATTGCTGAAGGTAAACAACCAGGCAAAGATCCGGCGCAAGATGCTAGGGCCAAGCTGACTACGGCCGAAATTGAAGTCGGCAAAGCGATGGATAAAATAGTTGCCTTCACTAATCCGTTATTAAAAGGTTTTGGATTAGTTGAAATAGGGGCAACTGCCGCTGGCTCAGCATTGTTGGCTCTTGGCGCTATTGGAATGGCTAAGGCAACCGGCGGATTAGCAGCCAAAGGCGCTGATGCAGTTAAGTCTGCGTTGGGTATGGGTGCAAAAATGGCCGCACCAGTTGCAACAACTGTTGCAACAGCAGCCGCACCGGCCGCGGCAACAGCGGCGGCACCAGTAGCAGCCACAGCAGCCGGCACTGCGGCCGCAGGCGGAGCAGGAACTGCCGCATCAGCCGCAACTGCGGCCGGTACTGCACTTTCTAAATTAGCAGGACCTTTAACAGGCTTATCTAAGGCAGCACCATTGATTGGTACTGTAATGTCAGTTGGTACAGGCGTAGTAGACGCATATCAAGGCATAAAGAAAGCTGACAAAGACCTCAAGGAAGGTAAGATAACAAAAGAAGAAGCACGTGTTGAAAAAGGTGAAGCTGTTGGTGGAGGAACAGGAACAGCGGCAGGCGGTGCTGCCGGTGCACTAGGTGGTGCAAAAGCAGGGGCATTAATTGGTGCAGCCGCAGGACCAGTTGGAATTGCTATCGGTGGAATATTAGGCGCGGCAGTTGGTGGTTGGTTAGGTAGTAAAGGTGGTAAGGCCATTGGTGAGGTTGCCGGTGGTAGTATCGCTAAAATGACAGCAGATGCTGATAAGAAAGTTGACGAAGCTTCTAAGAAAGCAGAAACTAAGAAAGATGGTAGTCTTAGTAAAGATACTAAGGTGGGAAGTGATGTAGTTAAGGTATCTATTGTCAAAGTAGATGACCCAAATTTACTGAAGGCACTAGGTGCAATGACACCAATGCCAAAACTAGGAACACCAGAATCTACAGGAAACGTAGGTACTAGAGCAGGCACTATATCAGAAACCAAATCATTTACATTTAGTGAGGCGGAACTTGCAAAGAAAGATATTAAGTTATACGAAGAATATCTTGCAAGAAAGAGAGAATTATTTGATAAAGAATTAGAGGCACGCAAAAAGAATCTTCCTAAAAACGCACCAGCACAACGAATACTGGGAACTGAAAGTATAGCACGTGATATTGCTGACATGAAAGCAAAAGAAGAATTCGCAGAACGTGCAGAAAAAGTTGGTGCGGCCAAGATAGATAAACCTACATCTACTGCACCAAAAGCCGCTGTTGGCGGTATATTTGAAGGTCCTAAGTCTGGTTATCCAGTAGAACTACATGGCAAAGAAGCTGTAGTACCATTGGGTACTGGAATGAAAACTTCCGGATTGACTGCACCAGATTCTCTATTAGAAGAAGAACGTGATGAAGAACTAGAAAAAGAAATAGAAGCATTGGCTGCATTGAAAAAAACAATGCGTGAAACAGATGCTAGTTTCGATAAGCTAACCGCTTCTATTATTAAATTGAACAAACTAGAAGAAGAAAAACTAGAAAGTACAGAAGATCAAGTCGATGGACTTAAAGGTGCCAATGACAAACTTAAAAACGTATTCAACAATGTTGGGTTAGATTTATCTAAGTTTGCTAGTAATATAAAAGTAGTAACACGTGAAGCAAGTTCAAGTGGTACAGGAATAAAAGTACCTGAGGGTTTGGGTGGTATTCTTGGTGGAACTGCTGGCGGCGGGAAAGAAGCTCCCGCAGGCGGCGCGGCAGGTGGAACAGGAGTTACCCCGCCGTCAGCCCCGCCGTTAGCAGGTATGGGCGGCGGCACTGGATTGAAACCGGCTAAAGCTAAAGATCAGGATATTAAACAGAATCTAGGCGATGTTAAAGCCGCATTGATGAAGCGTGGCATGGGGGATGAAAAATATCTTAATGCTGTTCTTGGTAATGTTATGAAGGAAACCGGCGGTGTACTTCAAAACGAAAATTTAGATTACGGTAAAACTAGTAACGAGAGAATCCGATCAATATTTGGATCCAGAGTAGCTGGGAAATCAGATCAAGAAATAAATGAGATTAAAAAGAACCCCGAAATGATGGGTGAAGTAATGTACGGCAAAGATACTAAGATCGGCCGTGGCATGGGTAATACTGAAATAGGTGACGGTTTCAAGTATCGCGGACGAGGCTATATCGGTATTACTGGTAAAGCAATGTATGCAAAGGCTTCACAAGCATTGTTCGGTGATGATAGACTAGTAAAAGACCCGGATCTATTGAATAATCCTCAAGTAGCGGCCGAAGCAACTGCATGGTACATGGAAATGACTAAAGGCAGTATGGCTAAAAGGATGGGTATTGATCCCTCACAGCCTATGACTCAAGATATGGCTAACCAATTAGCAACTAGTCAAGTTGCAGGCCGTGATGTTAATAAGTCAAGTGACTACATTAAAGGTGAATTGTTAGGTAAAGTATCGAGGTACGCCGCATCTAAAGACATTCAAGGAATACAGCCATCATCCAGCGGAACAATGGTTGCATCCGCAGATACTAAAAAATCAGAAATACCAAAAGCACAGCGTGGAGGTGTATTTGACGGACCTGATTCAGGTTATCTAGTAGAGTTACATGGTCCTGAAACAGTTATACCTAATGACAAGATTGCTAGCATAGCTAAAAAGGAGCTAGAATCAGTTACAAAAATGTCCGGTAGTATAGCTCAATCTGAAGGGGATTTACCCAAAGAAGTTAAAGAATTCTTCCAACTACAAGGACAAATCAATAGTCTACAGTCTTTAAAAGCAGACGATGGTAGAGAAACATTCAGTGCAGTAGACCCAGAGTCACAAAGAGCACAAGAAAGAATGTTTGCTAAACTTGACGAAATGATGTCAGGTTTGGTTTCAACTGGATATGATAAAGCCTGGTTAGAAAGAGGAGGCGATGACGAACCAGTTGCTCCTAAAGATATTGGAGCATCATTAGCAAGATATACAGACGAAGATTCAGGTGTTACTAACGCCATGAAGAAACTAATGCCTGCAGGAATGATATCTGATAGTCAATCTAGTATGGCTACTGCACCCTCAGCCGACATAGTAACAACTGCAACCGACACGTTAAAAGATATCACAGACAATACGAAAACTGCAATGGTTGACGCATTGAAATCGATGCAAGATGAGTTTAAGATTACTCTATCTCAAATAATGCAAAGACAGCCCGACTCCGCAGAACCAATGGCAGTTAAGGATACAGTAACTGAATTATTAAGCAGTAAATTGGATATGATGATAGATAAGCTATCCCAAAGCAATGATACACAGGACAAGTTATTACAGTATTCAAAGGTTTAAAACTAAATACTAATAACGCATTAAACGATATGACATATAAAAAGAAATTCCTAAACAGAAGCGGTGTATCTAGTCCAATCTCCGGTGGCAATAGCAATCAGGGAGCTTGGAACGGAAGCCCTGGTCAAAACGGTTCAGCAACCGGTGGCTGGAGTAATGTTGATATGGGCTATCGTAACTACATGAGTAGACTTCCTGAAGTCTACACAGGTCACCCAAACCGTATTGAACGATACAATCAATATGAAATGATGGACGTTGATGCTGAAATCAACGCATGTTTAGATATCATTTCAGAGTTCAGTACGATGAAAAATGAACAAAACAAGACTCCATTTGCGTTTGAATTCAAAGACGATCCTACTCCACATGAAGTAGACTTACTAAAGACGCAACTACAACAGTGGTGCAAACTAAATGAATTTGATGTACGAATCTTTAAGATTTTCCGTAACGCTATCAAATACGGAGATCAAGTATTCGTTCGTGACCCTGAAACTTTTAAACTGTTTTGGGTCGATATGGTTAAAGTTATCAAAGTTATTGTTAACGAAAGTGAAGGCAAGAAGCCAGAACAATACGTTCTCAAAGACATAAACATAAATTTACAAAACTTATCTGTAGCACAAAAAACAAATACAGATTTTGCGGCTAATCCTGCAACTGGACTAGGTGGCACAGGTGGCGGTGGTGCCAGTGGTGGTTACACCGTACCCGCAATGCCATATAATACTACAGGTAGTCGATTCACTTTAGGCCAGAGCGAGTCAGCCATAGATGCTAAACATGTAGTCCATCTAAGTTTGACTGAAGGTCTGGATCGTTTCTGGCCTTTCGGTCAAAGCATTCTAGAGAATATCTTTAAAGTATACAAGCAAAAAGAATTACTTGAGGATGCGGTTCTTATCTATCGTGTACAACGTGCTCCTGAACGTAGAATGTTTAAGATTGACGTAGGTAATATGCCCAGTCACTTGGCAATGGCGTTTGTAGAACGTATTAAAAACGAAATTCACCAACGCAGAATTCCATCTATTCACGGTGGACAATCAGTAGTAGATGCTACATATAATCCACTGTCAATGAACGAAGACTACTTCTTTCCAGTAACAGCAGATGGTAGAGGTTCTTCAGTTGAAGTATTACCAGGTGGTCAAAACTTAGG